TGATGTGTTTGAAAAACCATTAAAAGACCACACATATGTATTGACGGCTGATGTTTCAAGAGGAACATCAAACGATTACTCTGCATTTCTGGTATTTGATGTGTCACAAATGCCGTATAAGATTGTTGCAAAATATCGTGATAACGAAATAAAACCTCTATTGTTTCCTGCTAAGATATATGATGTTGCAAAAGCATACAATCAATCATTTGTTTTGATTGAGGTAAACGACATTGGAGAACAGGTCGCCTCGACTATGCAATATGACTTGGAGTATGACAACCTTATAATGGCAAGTATGCGAGGGCGTGCAGGACAAGTACTTGGTGGGGGGTTCTCAGGGGGTAGAGCGCAGTTGGGTGTAAGAACAACTAAAGCTGTGAAACGAATAGGTTGTTCTAATCTTAAACAGATGATTGAAGATGATAAACTGATTATTCAAGACTTACAAATTATCAATGAACTATCTACATTTATTGTTAAGGGTCAATCGTTTGAAGCTGACGATGGATGTACAGATGATTTGGTTGCGTGTTTGTTTATATTTGCATGGGCAACAGATCAGACCTATTTCAAAGAACTAACCGATATGGATATACGAAAGACTATGATGTCAGAACAACAAGATATGTTGGAACAGGACATGGCTCCATTTGGTTTTATAGATAATGGAGTAGATGATCCTTTAGACACGACTATAATAGATGAATATGGAACACGCTGGAGTCCAGTAGTTAGAACCAAAGATACAAATTGGTAAAAGTCTAAATAAACTCAATCAGATCATTATCATTCTTTATCCAACAGTTGGAACATAGTATTAAAGAGTGGTCTATGAGTCCAATTATTTCTTTACGACTTTCATCATTTACACCAACTCTTTTTGTTATCTTTCGTATTTCAGAATCGTGAGGATAAAATTTTAGACATACAGTTTCACTTTCGCCGCAGTGTTTACATGACTTATCTGCAAGGAATTCGTTAAGTAAAACAATTCTCTTGCGATAGTTTCTACGAGCTACCCTTTTAATGGTGTCTTTATATTTTTCGTAATGTTTATTTGACATGAGTTTATTTATATGTAACGACACTTATAAAACTGACTTTTTGGAAACTGGTTTTTTATAAATATAAACGAAGAATAAAATTACACTCTATAAGATAAGGAGTAAGAGACATGGCATTTTTAGTTTCGCCTGGCGTTCAAGTCAGAGAGATAGACCTTACAAATGTTATCCCAGCAGTATCCACCTCTATTGGTGCGATTGCAGGGCCATTTGAAAAGGGGCCAGTTTCTTCTGTAACTACAATTAGTTCAGAGGAACAACTGGTATCATTATTCGGCAAACCACAATCAAATAACTTTGAGTTTTGGTTTACAGCCGCTAACTTTTTACAATATTCTGATGCACTTCGTATAGTTCGTGCAGAATCAGGAATATTAAACGCCGGTGCAAACTCAGGCATACTTATTCGTGATGATGATCATTACGAAGCTTCATTTTCCACAGGACAAGGTTCTCATGGTGAGTGGGCAGCAAGGTCTGCTGGAACACATGGTAACTCACTTGGTGTAGATATATGTGGAAGTGGAAGAGCATTCACACAACCACTTGGTACACTTAACTTAGTTAATGGTGCTGGTGCGGTTGGTGATTTGTCTATTGATGTGGATGACCAAGATGCATCAAATGCTACAATTTCAGCTGGTGACATCATTCGTTTCCAAACAAACAACGCTGTTACAGCAGTTGTTAACGGTGCAATCACTACTGCAACTAAAAACCTTACGGTTGATGCAAACTCTGGTACTGCGGCAGTTGGACAACGAGTAATCGGTGCAGGCATTTCTGATGGTGGTGAGGTTGTTAAAATTGCAACAGTCACTTCACAGACTGCATTAATACTTGACAAACCAATCACAGTTGCAGATGATGTGGTACTTGCACTTACAACAGATGCAAACATAGAGTCTAAAAATCAAGAATACGAAGTATCTTCTGTTTCATCTAATACCCTAACAATTCGTTTGTTAGATGACCCAGCAGGTGGCGGACTTCAGACAGTTATTCCTGACAACTCATACATCACAAGACGTTGGAGATTTTCTGACTTATTTGACGGGCCTCCCGGCACATCTGCTTGGGCGACTGCAAATGGTCGTGGTGAAGAAGATGAAATCCACGTTGCAGTTTATGACACAACTGGTGATATCACTGGTTATGATGTTGATGTTGCAGGACAACGGACAAGTTCAGTTGTTGAAATTTTTGCTTTTATGTCTAAAAACACTAAAGGGCGATCTCCACAAGGGGATAACAACTATTATCCAGATGTTATTTTCCGTAAATCACAATTTATTTACTGGACGGATCATCTCAGTCAAGGTACTAATTGGGGTACAGATGTTGCAACAGGAACAGACTACACATTAGTAAGTGAAGTTGTAACTGATTCACTAACTGGTGGAACAGATGATTATTCTGTTACTGCTGGAGAAATTGAACTTGCATATGATAAGTTTGAGGACACAGAAAATCTTGACGTTAACCTAGTATTAGGTGGGCCAAGTTCTGGTGTTGCAGATACCGTAACAGGAATGGATACACATGTAACAATGATTACCGCTCTTTGCGAAACTCGTAGAGATTGCGTAGGATTTGTTTCTCCGTATCGGGCTGCAACAGTTGGTGGAACAAGTAATGTAACCATGACTAAGAATGTTAAAGACGGTTTTGATACATGTCCATCATCATCTTACATGGTATTCGATAGTGGATACAAATACATGTATGACAAGTACAATGATGTTTATCGGTATGTGCCACTAAATGGTGATACAGCTGGTCTTTGTGCTCACACAGATACAGTTGCTGATCCGTGGTTCTCACCTGCTGGTTACAGTCGTGGTAATATAAGAGGTGCAATTAAACTTTCTTACAACCCACTAAAAGCAGATAGAGACATACTTTACAAAGCTAGAATTAATCCAGTGGTCAATTTCCCAGGCCAAGGCGTGGTTCTGTTCGGTGACAAAACTGCTCAAACAAAACCAAGTGCATTTGACCGTATTAACGTCAGACGATTATTCTTGGTTCTTGAGAAAGCAATTGCAACCGCAGCTAAATTTCAACTCTTTGAATTCAACGATGAATTTACAAGGGCGCAATTTAGAAACCAAGTAGAACCTTTCTTGCGTGATGTACAAGGTCGCAGAGGTATTACTGATTTCTCAGTAAAATGTGATGCAACAAATAACACTGGTGAAGTTATTGACCGTAATGAGTTTGTTGGAGATATTTACATCAAACCTGCTCGTTCTATCAACTTTATTTCATTAAACTTCATCGCGGTACGAACTGGTGTATCGTTTAGCGAGGTAGGGGGATAAGACATGGCTAGTATTAACGACTTTAAAGCAAACTTAATCGGTGGCGGTGCGAGGGCTAATCAGTTCAGAGTAACTATTACTCCTCCGCCGGGCATCGCAATTGGTCTTGATGTTCGTAGAACATCTTTCATGTGTAAAGGAACTAATCTTCCTGCTCAAGAATTGACTCCAATCGAAGTTCCTTTTCGTGGCAGAAAGATTTATATTGCTGGAGATAGGGAATTTGCTGAAACTTGGACTACTACATTCATTAACGATACGGACTTTATGGTTCGTAACGCATTGGAAAGGTGGTCTAATGGAATTAACGACTTGGCATTAAACACAGGTGTTATTGACCCTGCTGATTATCAGACAGATTTGACTGTTGAACAGTTGGATAGAGATGATACAATTCTGAAGACATATATCTTTAGAAGTGCATGGCCAGTAAGTATTACTGCAATTGAATTAACTTCAGAAGCAGCTGATGCTCTTGAAGAGTTTGAATGCACATGGAGATATCAACACTTTGAAGCTTCAGGCGTCAACTTTTAGACCTACTAAATAGTTACTAACTAGTAGGAGATATTATGGCAGAGTTATTTGGATTCAAGATTGAAAGATCATCTAAGGATTCGGGTGGGGAAACAACTTTCTCCACCCCAACTCCTGATGACGGCACAGTTGATATTGCCGGTGGTGGTTTTTTCGGACAAATTTTAGACACTGATGGCAGAGAACGAACCGACTTAGATTTAATTCGGCGGTATCGTGATATTGCTCAGCAAGCAGAATGTGATACCGCAATAGAAGATATCATTAATGAAGGTATTGTTGCAAACGAAAGCGACCAAGCGGTAGAAATTACTTTAGACCGTTTACCCTATCCAGAAAAAATTAAAAGAAAAATTCGTATAGAATTTCATGAAGTCTTGCGACTTCTTAGTTTTGAACAAAAGGGTCATGACATTTTTCGTAGATGGTATGTAGATGGTCGTGTATTCTATCACAAAATAATTGATAGTAAAAACCCTAGAAAGGGTATTACCGAATTAAGATATATTGATCCTACTAAAATTAAGAAAGTCAGAGAAGTTAAAAAAACTATAGACAAAAAAACTTCAATACAGATGACAGAAAAGATTGAAGAATATTATGTCTATAATGAAAAAGGATTAGGTTCAGCTGGAACTTCTGGAACAAATCAAGGTTTAAAAATTGCTATGGATTCAATTTCATATTGTCCATCTGGTTTGATTGATGGAAATAGTGGTCGAGTTCTTTCACATCTACACAAAGCAATTAAACCTGTTAACCAACTTAGAATGATTGAAGATGCGTTAGTTATCTATCGTATATCAAGAGCGCCAGAAAGACGTATATTCTATATTGATGTTGGTAATCTTCCAAAGATTAAAGCAGAACAATATCTCAAAGACGTAATGAATCGTTATCGTAACAAGTTAGTATATGATGCAAGTACTGGTGAGATTCGTGATGATCGAAATCATATGTCCATGTTAGAAGATTTTTGGTTGCCTCGTAGAGAAGGTGGTCGTGGTACAGAGATTTCAACTTTGCCTGGTGGCTCTAATCTAGGGGAGATTGATGACATTCAATATTTTCAAAAGAAACTTTACAAGTCTTTAAATGTTCCAATCTCTCGTATGGATTCTGAAGCTGGATTTTCTTTAGGTAGATCATCAGAAATAACAAGAGATGAATTAAAGTTTACTAAATTTGTACAACGTATTCGTAAGAAGTTTGTTCCTTTATTTACAGACATTCTCAAAACACAACTTTTACTGAAGGGTGTTATCGCACCAGAGGATTGGCCATCACTACAAGAACATATTCAATATGATTTCTTACAAGATGGACACTTTGCAGAACTTAAAGATGCAGAACTTCTCAATGATAGAATACAAGCACTTGACGGTATACAATCATATATTGGTACTTTCTTTAGTAAAGAATATGTATTGAAGAAGGTCTTGCGTATGAATGATGCAGATATTGCTGATATGAATGACCAAATTAGAAAAGAACGCGATATCGATCCTATGGACGGTGGTATTGATGTTCCTGATGGTGGTGATGGAATTACTCGCTACCCACAAGATGGCGCTGGTGGAGTAATAACTCCAGAAGATATGCCAGATTATGAAGAACCAGAAGATCAAGGAGATAAATAATGAGTAAAGAATTTGTAGATGCAATGGAAAGAGGAAACAACCTAGAAGCAGAAAAAGTTTTTAAAACTGCAATGGCATCAAAAATTGGAGATGCACTAGAAACTAAACGGTCAGAAGTTGCAAAGACATTTGTGCAACAGGCAAAAGATGAAGCCGCTGAAGAAGAAGTGGGCAATGACTAAAAAATTCGAAAATGTGTATT